GTCTAGCTATGGGTGCAGACTCACTCAACCCAGCAAGTGCTGTTGAGTTGATTGCCGGTAAAGCAGTTTCTGCTGCATCTGGTTCTGCAAACACAACTACTTTCGAGTAATTTACACTTTTATACGGGAGCTTCGGCTCCCCTTTTTCTTATGGCTTCCACAACTATTGACATCGACACAGAACTGTCCGCAGTAAATAATATACTGGGGGCTATAGGTCAAGCACCAACTACAACACTTAACTTTGACAACCCAGAAATATCATTTATATTCAATCTACTCCGCGATGCCAACGTAGACACGCAGGCAGAGGGGTGGCACTTTAACACAGAAAAACACGTTAAGTTTAGCCCAGATATAAACGGTAATATTACTATAGGTAATGATATATTGTCTATGGATTTACACGACAACCGTTTTGACAGACGTAAAAATTTAGTAAGACGTAACAAAAAAATATATGATAAAACAAACCATACAGACGTATTCACAGAAGATTTAGATTTAGATATTGTACGCCTATATGTCTTTGAAGATCTACCTATTGTATTTAGAAGATACATAACTAACCGAGCAGCTAGAACAGCAGCTACACAGCTTGTTGCTAACCCACAACTTGTAAAATTACTGGCTCAGCAAGAGGCACTATCTCGTGCAGCTCTTATGGAGTATGAGTGCAACCAAGCGGATCACAATATGTTTGGATTTGAAGATAATACTCACTACCAAACCTACCAACCATTCAGAAACTTAAGAAGATAATGGCAGGCATAACACAAACTATACCTCAATACTCACTAGGAATGTCAGAACAGCCTGACCAGCTTAAATTTCCC